GAATTTATCACGAGTTGTATTAGTAACACCTTTATGATAATTATTTAATTTCGGAAGTTTTCTTTCAGGGTCATATCCTATACTTGTAATTTCAAAAGACATCCTAGGAAGCTTTAAAGCAATCTGTGAATTATTTCTTAAATCTGGATTTGTTCTAATTCTTTCAAGATATTTTTCTCTTGGTGCATACGCTAAAGGTACTTTAATTTGACTAATAGATTTACCAGTCTTATCTTTACGAATAACATAGATGTCATTAAAAAGAGTGCCAAATAAAGCAACCGATTTTCTAATTCTTTGATGATAAAAATATGTAAACATTATAAATCCTCTGGATCGCCGAATGGATTGTTCTCAGAGAAATCTAAGAAATCTAAATCAAAAGTATTTTCTGATGTATCAAATACATCATTTTGAGCAAAGCTGCTATCTCCGTATACATTCTCGTCTATTGTTGTAAGTGTTCTATATACTGTAGTTGCTGAATCTCCAATATATGCAAGTGCACCAGAAATATTACGAAGTCTGGTATTCTGTACAACTCCGGGTACAAACATCCCGTATGTACCATCACTTGTACTTATATGAGATACAACTATATAATTCTGAGACTGATTATATTCAAGAACTTCAGCAGTAATTACCTTTCCTCCTGCCAAGGTCTGCTGTACAAATTCTCCTTCCATAAAGTCATATGATATATTGGAATTAATACTGTCAATACCTTGATTCATAAGTAATTTAAGATTATAGCCAGACTTTTCTATATCATCAATTGCATCAATACTTGTATTAAGTCTTTCATCGCTATAAGTAAATAACTCACATCTAAGTTTAAATGTTGGAAGATTGCTTAGTTGATAGAAAGGTTGTTCGTGCTCAACATGCATAATTTCAAATAATTTATTAGTAAGAGTAAGATAGATTAAATCACCCTCTCTTGGTCTAATACTTTCTATTTCATTATTCATCTGACCGACCACATTGGCCCATCTTTTTCTTGAAACTATAAATGTTGCTGCATCTCTTATTTCAACACCAAACTTTGTAAATAGATCGCCTTCTCCATCAAACCCTTCGGTATTTTCAATATACATTTCTATCTTATGAGCAGAAGAAAATTTAGATGGTACATCTTCTCCAAATATAGTATTTTCATTTACTATCTCTCGAGGCAGATAATAAACATCTTGACCATATATTTTTAGACTCTCTATGATTATATCTTCATAGAGATTTTGTTCGTTTTTGGCTCTTTGATTAAAATAATGATTTAAAGCCATTTATTATCCTACAAAAAAGTCTGCTGGCATTTCATGCTCAAGACGCATATTCTCTTCAAGCTTTTCGATATCTTGCATTGCATCTTCAAAGATTTGTCTACCATTTAGCATTACGCCACCTGGTAGTTGCATACCCTCAAATTTTATAAGATTTGCTCCCCACTGTCTCTTGATAAGAGCAGTGGTATATGCCTTTACAAATTTATCATTATATACACTTGTGTGTGTATCTGGATCAATTAATTGATAAACTTCAGCTACAATATAATCACCAGCTTTTATATCATTATCTTTAAAGTCGCCAAAAATATAAAGTCTATGCTGATGTCTTGAAAACTGAACTTGTGGTAATCCATTTAACTTCATATCAATTAAAGTTAAATATTGCTGTAGTTGAGTATAATATGCAAGATCACCTGCAAAGTTCTGTAAATCAGTAATATCATTAAGCATCATTTGATACTTAACACTGAACATATCGATACTATTATTGCTTGAACTTGAAACTGGAAAAAGTTTAGAAACAATGTCTATATTATTAGGCATTGTGATATATTCATTATTTACATCATCTTCTGTTATAAGATGTTTGAAGTAAGTACGAAGGGTAGCATCAGAATGAAACTCTTGAAAAAACTGAAGTGCTTCATCTATTCTATCTTCTATTTGATCTGGATCTACATTGATGTCGATAACCGGAGCACCAAGTCTTCTTAAACAATACTCTGATAATTCATCTCTTGATGTAACTGTAGCCATTATAACTTTCCTATAAAATAGTATTTGCTACTATTTATATAAAAAATTATTAGAACTTAAAATTAACCTTCTAGTGGAGCTGTAGGTGCCGTAAAGTTCGATGTATAGCGGGCTAAACCTTTAGTGATTCTCACATCTTGAACATTACCATACCATCTTTCGTTTCCGCTAAATGATGAAAACCCATCCACTGCCCCAATAGTATATTGTGTAGTTTCATTCATTACGTGAGATTGCCATGAACCACCAGTTTTTTGATATCGTAAAGTGCCATTAACATAACAATACCAGTTTCCGTTTACTCTTGTTGCAGCTAAATGAGTCCATTGGTTTGCTGCAATATCATATGTGCCATGATTTACATCAGTATCTGTAAAACCCCCGGCGGAATTATTATATACATGAAAATTACCTGAGACCATGCCTAATGCTAAGGCAAAGGAGCTTCCACAACTCACAACTACCGAATAAGATTGTCTCTGTGATGGATAAACCCAAGCCTCTACAGTCCAATCTTCCGTGCCAGAAAGTTTTACACTTTCCATAGGTGATGGCATCCAGTGACCAAACCCAGGGAGACTTAGAGAATAGGTTCCAGGAAACTTTGCTGGAGAGGATGTCCCTGCTGCACTACCCACACATTCTATATGAGTGCCTTGTGCCGTATCTACAATTGAAGCGTCTGTACCTTTGATGTGTACCAATGCACCAGTAGATGAGGTAGGTTCTGTTGGAACAGTCGTTCCTTCTAAATTGGATGTAGATATTTTAAAGTCTGAAATATACCCATGGCTCCCATAATTACCTGAAGTATCCCGCCCAACTTCCAAATTTGTTGCAGACAGATTAATCGTATTATTTGATTGCGTCCATTTTTGCACCCCATCGAGATGCAATGTCGCAGTTCCTGAAATTCGTCTTACACAAAAGTGTTGCCATCTATTAGCTATACTTCCACCAGACCCATTAAAAGATGTTACATTGCCTGGAAAGTCTAAACGAATTTCTCCGCTTGCTTTAAATAATAAACCAAGCCCGTTAACATTGTTGTTTCCACCTATAGTCCAAATTCTTTTATTCCCTGATGAATGTATTTCGGGGGGATAGAACCAACCAGAAATACTAAAATCGCCAGTCCCAATTGCAGAACCTAAAGTGCAACTTACAGAGTCAGTTGAGGAAGATAAATTATCAACAAAAATAGACCCGCCGTGATCTGTTGCTGAGTATTCTAAATTGTCGTAGGGTGAGAATGTATGAATTTCTGGAGCTACAGTCATAGCAGCGCCATTATGAACAGGATATAAATCTAAAGTAAGATTATTTGAACTTGCATCAGCGTGATACGGTAAAGAGCATAATAAAATAAGTGTATCACTATCGGATTCTACTGGGGTAGTTGGTACAGTATAGTTTGCGGTTACTGAATAAGCTGCAACATTTTTTATCATAAAATCTCTTACATGACCAATTAAGCCAAAGGTTATATCATTAGTTGTGCCGGCACCTAATCTAAAATTAGTTTGTGTGATATTTGTTGAATTTGTTGTAGACCCTGCTAAAACACCATCGAAGTGAACAGCTACTGTTCCACTGGATCTTGTAACGCTAACATAATGCCAAGATTTTATTGATAATACTCCTAAATTAGCATAGTCAAGTACTGTACTACCTCCTATTTGCAACCGCATACTGCCGGTAGAATTTTGATAAAATTTAATGCCAGATCCACCAAGATCAAAATGTCTCTTTGGATCTGGGCCAGTACTAAAATCATCTACATATACCCAATAAGAAAATGAAAAATCGCCAGTACCAATCTGTGAACCCAAAGTTGTAGTTATAGCCTCTGTAGGATCGCCGGATGGATTATTAAGTCTAGTTCTACCAAAAAAGGTTGAATATCCACCACTCCGATACGGGCTAAACGTACCGGCGCTGGTAGTGCCATTCGCTGTGATGGTAAGATTATTTGTTGATGAATCAGTTATATTATTATTATCTGAAGCTGCGATAGCGTTTA